GCCAAGGTTTGAGGTGGAAGATGAAAGTTTCGATGAGAGATTAGTTGGCACTAGCATACCAGAAGACTTTTGGAACATATCCATGCGCATAACACGCGGCAATGATGTCGGTCAATACGAACCAGTCACTTTTGAACAGGTTCTCGACATGGCCATTGATACGCATCAAGAACATGTTAAACATTTCTATATAAATAAAGCTATGGAAACAGATTTTAACACCAAATTGATGGCGAAGCGCGAATTACGTCGTGGTAAATTTTCGAACCTGGCTTATAGAACTTTTGTTCCTCAATCGGGCCTTACACCTGGTTCTTTTCCTGTCGAAGAGTCCTTTGACATTAAGTCTAAATTTATGGGACTGTCTCAAGAAGAACGTCGCGAGTTTTACGGTGAATACTATACTCGTGTTGTCCAGTTGGGTGTGCCATGCCTAATACAAGGGCCTGTCACTGCAACTATCAATAGACATTTGAGTGTACTTGACGAAGAGAAACGTATACGGATAACATCAGAATGGGATAACCGTCCTGAATTCATGCGTCTTTTAATTTTATCTATGGAAACACATTATTCTAAGGAATAGATGCTCTCACAGGTGCAAAGATTAGAGTACCGTCAAAGTTGGATACTGTCCTAAACAAAATCAAGAACAAGTTGACACCCATTTGTAATTTCATTAATGAGAACAAGTTGGCTTTTTTTGTTGGAATACCACTATTTCTTGGCAGTGTTCATTATTTGAACAAGTTTTTCAAGAGTTTTGTGCCTACAGGACAATCTGAAGCACAGTCTTTTGATCCGTCACGAGATAGAGCAAAAGTGGGCAAACCTGTAAAGGGTCTTAGAAGGTATATGGGAGCGGTTAGACTTAATCCACAGTCGCCAATGCTCGATTTGGCTTATAACCAATTCACATTTCCTACAATTGATCCTGATGTCATAGGACCAAAATCTAACAACAGTGATGTTATGGCACAAATACTCAACAAATACCATTTTATGATACAGATACTCCGTAATAAAAACGGCGTACCAGATGTGGTCAAATTGGGTAGTGCTTTCAATGTCAGGGGCAGGATTTTTGCCATGCCCCTTCACTTCATATATCAATTTAATGATGTACATGCACATCCTGATTATTCAGGCGCCAGTGTTAGGTTTAGCACAGTTACAAATTCGAGCGTATTTATTTGTTCGCTTGAAGATTTGTTGAAGAGTTTCAAAGCCTCAGTTGATTCATGCAATAATGATGTCTGTTTAGTTGAAGTGCCTGGTGCTCATCCTACCTCTAAAGGAATGATCAAACATTTTCTTAAAAATGCTGATGTCATTCGTCTCAGGAAGTGCAACTCATTCAGAGCCTCGGTTGTTGGAGTTCGACAGAACGTGGAACGTAGATGCAATATACTTCGTTCTTCATCTGTTAATGCTTATTTTACGGAAGGTGAACAGATAACGGCAAATTGGGAAACACATGGTGACCCAGTTTATATGTTAGAGAGTACCGTCCGTTATGAAGGCGAATACTTTGGCGGTGAATGCGGTTCTATATGTTCAGTTGATGGTAAAGATTTTGAGAACCGTATTGTGCTTGGAATGCACGTGGCTG